CTACCACTAGCAGGGCTTGTATTAGGAATAATAGTCACTCCTCCATCATCAGCGGCGGTACTCGTAGAATCCCAGTAAAATACCCCACCACCTTTATCAGCAGCAGTGTAGTATCCTAAAACATCAACTATCTCACTTGAGCCAGCATCAAGAGCCTTTAAAAGTGCAATTGAGGTGACTGTTTGAATAACCGCACCACTTGACCCACCAGGGCTAACATTATCAACTGTCCATCTAGTAACATCTAAAGCCGTATCTACTCTAACTTTATACAATCCAGTTGCAAACCAAATATCAGCCTCGCCATTGGCATCTAGAATTACAGGATTTGTATTTGCTGACGCACCGCCAAAATCCGTGAATGTATCTTTTGGTGTTGAGGTTCCAGCTTCAAAGAAATAAATCTTGCCTCCAGCTAAAGGAGTTCCATCGTCGCCAAAGGCTCTCCATTTTGGATTAGGTACTAGACTAGTCATTCGTACTCCCTATTTGGCTACGTGAAAATTGTGAAAGCATTGAAGCAGGCCTATCCGGCATTAAAAACCCAGCAGCCTCTCCGGCTCCAGCAGACAAAGCGGATAAAGGGGAAGCTGTGAAAGGACTCGTAAGTCCTGCTGCGGCACCAGCTACACCGATAGATACAGGGTCTTGCCCTCTGATTCCTGCACCAATACCTATAGACCCTGGAATGGCTCTAAGTCGGTTTTTTGGTAAAATACTAGGGAATGTTTCTCCGGCTCCTATTCCAAGCTCGGAGGCGTATTTGTAAATATTAGCTTGTTCTAAAAAATCCTCTCCAAGGATATCACCAAAGTCAGCAAGTAATTCTCGTTCATATTCTTTGCTTTCGCCTGTAATATTCATCATTATCGACTGTGCTTTTTTATCTCTTGTAGTGTGTTTTTTCCCGAATAAATCTAACATCTCATCACGCTTGGATATTTTATCGTGCATGGAAGACATACTGTTTATATATTTTGCATTTCCCGTTTTGGCTGCATTTACTTCTAGCATTTCCCGCATTGTACCTCTTGCCTCTTTAACTGCACTATTAGCAATATCGGCCCCTACTTTATCCCATTTTATATTTTTGTCTAATCTTTTCCTTAAGTCACTAAACTCTTTGGCTGACATAGTCTTTTTACCTTCTAAGGCTTTTATGTATTGGTTTATATGCCTATTGGCTGCTACTTCATTCGGTAAAGCCCCTTTAGTAGGAGTTAAGTTTTTCTTTAAACTATTAAGTACTTTAGTGATATCCATTTCTTCCATCTTTAAAAGAGCTTGGTTAACCACTGTTTTTTCTGGTTTAATAAAATCATCAAATTTATTCTCTAAAGCATCGAGTAATCCACGCCCAATTTCTCTGGACCTTCCAGCCATTGCTCTTATTTTCTTCGCTCCGAGGCCTATTCCAGTACCGTACATTTTCAAAGCATCTTCCGAGACACCACTTAATTGAGTAGCTAGTTTTCTAGCCATAGTTCCAAGACCTCTTAAAGCCATTCCAGCAGCTTGGCCACCCACAGGGACCGCCGCTCCAATTCCTGCCTCTAGGGCTGCTTCTCCAGGGGAAAATTCTTCACCTTTAAGCATCTTTTCGCCTTGATGTATTCCGGCTCCAAGCAGACCCTCACCAAGCCCAACAGCCGCACCCTTAATCATTTTTCCAGCAGCCGTTCCCCCTTTTAAAAGAGGTCCAGCCATTCCGGCTGTAAAAGTAGTGGGGACTAGCATCGGGTCTCTTCCAATTTGGGAGATTACATTTGGTTTTCCTTCTGGTCCAAGTCCTTGATTGATTTGATTAAGTGCTTGGGTATAAGTTAAATTAGGTTCATCAAGTGTACGACCACCAGCCATTAAAGCCCTTGGGCCAAGACTTGAAAGGTCTAACCCAAGATTAGCGGCTTGTTTAAGAAATCCGGCTTGTTCATCTGCATTAGAAAATCCAGGGAATAAGGTTTCACCTAGTCCAGGTGGTACAGTTTGTTCTAAAGAAGGACGTTCCGTTAGCCCTTGTCTTTTATCAGCCTCTTCTTGTGTTTCTAAATATTCAATAGGCATTATTTCCAAACCGCCTTTCTACCATTAATAGTAATATTAGTACCTGGCTTTAAATTGGCGGCTTCTGCCTCTTCAGGAGAATCAAAACTCCTTGTTTCCTTCTTAAATTCTGCTGGAGTAAATCCACTTATATCAAAATTTGCATCTCCCAAACCTTTAAGAGTACTACGATGTTTATTAACAAGTGCACGCCTTAAATTCCTAGATTTGGCTTGTAAAACTTTAGGAGTATCACCCACTTTAGGAATGATTTTAGCATATTTAGATTCATCTTCTTTTCTTAATACACCACCCTCTAAACCTTTACCTATAATCTGCTTTGTGGTAGCTATGTAATTATTAAACTCCTGTATATCCACATCCCAAGGGTTCAAGGTTCTTATAGGGTCAAATATTGGGGACATTATTCCACTGCCTAAACTTGGGGCTTTTTCTGTAAGTTCATCTAATTGAGATATACTAGCCTCTGTATCTCCAATTGCAACAGCAGTCCCAGCAGGAATAGGTCTATTCTTTCTACCAGCCGCAAGTTTAGCCATGAAATATTCCATTAACTCAGAGGACTTTTTACCTTTAGGTTCTATCTGCTTTAAGAAATCATTGGCGTATTTTTTCCCAGCATGTGGGCTTTGCCATATTGACATTGCAATATCTGTTGCCAGCTTAGGGTCGTTTTTAGCTTCTTCAACAAGTGGTTGGATAGTAGGTAAGAATTCATCACTAAAAGCCTTTAATCCAGAAGTGTATTGCGCCGTCTTTTTAGCCTCTGCAATTCTATCGGCCTTTTCATTTTGTCGTTGAAACTGGCTTTTGGCTGTTGTTATACTCTGCATTCTAGCATCAACAAATGGTTTATCATAGTTTTCAGGCATATTATCAACCTTAAGGCCTAATCCTGCCATAGTTTGTTTAATATCCTGCCAATTATTGGGCGTGGCTTGTTGAAAGAATCTTCCTTGAATATCAAGCTCTTTGTTAGCTCTCTCCAATAGATTCTTTTGCATCTCTGCATCTTGTTGGCCCCATGCCTCTTGTAGATTAAAAGCCTTCTCGGGTTGTACTTTGTATAAATCAGTGAGCACACCACTTTTATTTAACTGGGATTGTCCCTGTTGGTCTTGTACTACGTTTTTTGAGAAAATATCTGTAAGCTCTGACTTTTGACGTCTGCCTTTTATAGTATCCGCAAGCTTTAAAGACCTGTCTAACTGTTCAGGAACGCCTCTAATATTTGGCCCTGTGAACTGGGTAAGTAAACCGTAATCCGCCGCCATTTACCCTCCCATCAATCCAGGTAGAAGTCCAGTTAAATCACCTAGGGTGCCTGTTACATTCCCAAGTCCTTCTTGAAACATTTGGTTCCTTCCAAGGGTTCCACCGGCTCTAACGTTACCAGCTTGAAGCGCATTTTGTCCAAGAATACCAGAAAGACCAGTTTGTAAATTACCTACATTCCCCGCGGCCTGTGTTCCAAACCTGGATAAATCAGCTAATTGTCCGAATCCTTGTTGGCTGGCTGCTAATTGATTTCTGAATAAATCCTGCTGCCCTCTATAATCAAATTGCCTTTCTTGGGAAAATCTGTTATAAGCATTGTTTAATTCACTGCTTGCAAGCCCTTGAGAAAACCTAGCCAAATCTTTAGCCGCTCTTCCACCAAGTGCGCCACCTCTTGCGGCTGCTCCTTGCTCAACTCCTCTTTGACCTTCTGAAAGTCTAAACTGATATCCGGGGTCATCTAGCACATCTTGTGCTGAAAACTCTCTAAAGCCACCATATTGTGGTGCCTGTACATCAAATGCACCTTGAGAAGACAAGTCCGAGAGCCTACCAAACGCATCCGTCCCACCCTGCAAAAATGGGTCTTGTAATCCCATTGCTTGGCCGTATCCTTCTTTAGCGAATTGTGATGCTTCTCCGATTCCTCCAAGTAATTGCCCTTCTGCTTTTTTAGATGCTTGACCCCCAAGATAACCTCCTAGAAGTTCACTACCTAAATTTAACCCACCTCCGACTAAGGAAGCAATAGTTAAAGGGTCAAGACTAGGGCTTATAGTCAGATTAAACTTGTCTTCAAAATTTTTTGCAAATGGTATCATAATTTTCTCTTTATTAAAATAGATATTTTCTAAGGAACGAGTGTTCTAGCTGTAATAATTCCATTAGTATATGTTATGGTTGCCACTTCTCCAGTAGACCCACCGCCAAAGGTTAAAGTCTCACTAATACCCGTCTGTCCGTTTAAAGTCAAATTTCCGTTAATAGTTACATCTGAGCCGAAAGTACTTCCATTTACCACGTCAATAGTTCTTAAAGACTTGAATACTTCTTGAAACCAGACTATCCAAGAACTTGCTTTTATTGATACTTCATCTCTTATGGGTGCCTGGTCTATCATGTTGCTTCTATATAGGCCTCTATAAATGTTACTTTTACCGGGTCAGTGATTGAAACTTCCCATACTCTATCTCTAGAAGCTCCAAGTCTGTCCCATCTCACTCGTCTTCTATACTCTCCTTTTTTCCCAATAGGTTTCCATCTCTCACTCCCGAAGGTATGGCCACCGTCTTTACTCCATCTAAGCATTGCTTGTGGGTCAATTCCTTGTCCGGTTGTGAGTCCAACACCCATTTCCATATCAATCTGAAAGGATTGGTAAAAAGTCCTATCAAGTCCCTGCCATAGGTGAGGGGACCGTCTTAAGCATTTGATTTTATTCCCATTATCATCTAGTGTAAATGGGTCAAGTTCATATATATTACCATTGGCATAATCATTCACATAATTCTTACCATTAAAGAAAGCATATGAATTACCTCTAAATAAACCATCGACATTATTTTGATAATCTGTATAGGCTACTTGATGCCATTCACCCGTGGCAGTATCAAAAGCCCAACTTCTATTAGCACTAGGGAAGTTCATTATATAAAAATAATGCCCTGTCTCTTGATAACAAAAAGCCGTAGTTAAATCTAAATCTGCGTATGTTGTAATCTCTTGCTCAATAGCATGATTTGAAATCCTCACTGGATTATATCCTTGATTTGTAAAAACCTGTCCAAATCCTTGGTCATCAGCTCCAAGCCAAAATATGTTTGTTCCCATCTGGCATAGACTAAAAGGTGCTTGAATCCCTATACTTGAAAGGGTTCCTCTGATATTATCAAAGGGGAAATCAGCATTTCCAGAGTTATAGAATATCTGGATACTCTGTGGTCCGAGTACCCATAGGTCTCTCCCTGTCGAGATTAAAGCTGTGGCTGCATCGGGATTACCCTCCGCATTCGCAAAACTCAGTGAATTCCAGCTAGTACCGTCAAAGACTGCACTGACAAAAAATGCCCCAGGGGGACTAGAAGCTGGACTATTAACTATAAAGAAACTATCCTGAAAAGTAATATGTGTGGCTGTATCGGGAAAGTCAACATCAGCAATACTGTTAAAAACATTAGTACTAAGGTCCATTATAAACCCCGTATTCCCATCAACGACAATCATTTGACTACCATTATCCGCAAATCTTACATTTCCATTAGAGGTGTTGATATTTCCTCTTAAGGTGACAGTCCCAGAGGTTCCAATTTCATCTAATCTAGACCCATTCACACTGAATAATCTACCCCCAGAAGTTTGATATAATTCTCTACCTGGATTGGTTGTGGATGTGAATAGTTTTAACCCGCTTCTTTTTTTAAGGATAGCTTGTGATTTACCACTTCCAGAAGAAACGATTTCAGGGTACATGTTAAGACTCTTTTGAGCATCCACATTAAGAGAAGGTAATGTATAAGACCCTCCAATAAATGGTACTTTAACCACCTATACCTCCAAAGAATCCCCAATTATAAAATCCTCTTCTGTTTTTACCAAGATAAGCCGCAGGGCTTTTGAGTTCCGGTACGTTCACATCATTAGTATCTTTAATTCTCTCTTTTGCTTCCATTGCTAGCTTTTGAATCACCTGGAAATTAGCTGCATTTGTGCTCTTAATATACTCCGGACCTATCTCAACAGCCAGATTATACTCAAGTGCTCTCACATACCCAGGAGGTAGAGCGACAACGTCAGCAGGAAGTGAAAACTGGCTAAACTGTGAGCTTACATTAATAAAAAATGTTAAACTCTCACTTGGTGGAGGCCATACACTTAAAACCCCTAAAGGAAAGTTATCCCTGAAATAGAAGTAAATAGGATAGGTAGATGTGAAATCCTTTAACAGAATCTCGTTATACTGCTCATTGTTAATTTCTTCAATAGGGAAATCTAATCCATTGGCATCTCTGGCAAATGCGTTTTTTATCCCGTTAGTCACAGGTCGGGTAACATTAAAAGTACCACCTGTTCCAATCGTGTACTCTATTTGATTAGGTACAAAAGCCGTGCTGTGTTCAGCAATGGTAAAAAGCATTAAAGATTCATTAGCCCATGAATCGACAATATTATTTAAGACTTCCATCCCATCCTCAGCTTCTTCCGCTGTGGCAGGTTCTCCGGCTTCTTTTACTTGTAAGAGTCTTAAAGCTCTTTTAACAATATCATTTACTGTCGCCACGAATTGCCGCCATTTGTTCTCGGGTTCTACGTTTTCGTTTTACCTTAGCTTCCACAATAGTTTTTTTAGGCTCTGTGTCCACTTCTTTAGGCTTTTTACCTAGCAGCATAATTTCGGCTTCTCCATAACCATCTTTAAGGAACAATTCCTCATCTTCAAAGCTATCAGCTATTTTATAATCTTCTTTGGTTCTATAAACCATTTTAGGGTACTCTAGCATTATTACCTTCCTTAGTTAATATATACGGCTAATATATTATTATGTCCCCGAAGGTACGCCACCGCTTCTATCTAATATGCCTTTTGCTTTAAGTGCTTCAACAATATCCCCCGCTGTATAACCACCCCCGCTTGCACCTCGAAAAAGCGTATCAATGGTTAAAGCTGCACCAGTTCCAATATTGAACTGTCCATTTCCAATAGTTGCATTATACTGGGTCGAAATATCTCCATGAAACCCGGCTTTATCAGATGCAACAGTACCAGTTGAAGCGCCATCAGGTCCGTTGTCAGATAGTTGTTTTAATGATGCTCCATTAGTGTTTGCCATTAATCCTCCTTAATTGGTAAAATACACCCCTTTTCAGGGGCTTTAAATTTATGCTACTATTGTAAAAAGATGACCACTTTCCACGTACCATGAACCACTTACAAACCTGAATGAGACACTTGCACCTATAGCCGCCATAGTCACACTAGTACCACCAGCAAAATTGGCTGGGGTAATAGTTGATATTCCGGTACTAGAGAGCTGAAAGAATCCATGTGTTTCTCCATTGTCTCCATCGGCTAAAGTGAAAATATCACCGCCAGCATCAGAATCAATTAAGCTAATAGAGAAATCCCTATCGACTACAGTTGTTGTTCCACCAGCCGCAATTGTTTCAATACTTGTTTGAAGAATACGCCCATTTAGGGCTAATCCATCAGGTCCGTTGTCACCTAGATTTTTTATTCCTGCTTCATTTACATTTGACATTATTTATCCTTTCTATATCGCTACGCGACATGCCCATTCAGGGGTTACAGGTTCAAATCCATAAAGGATATCTAATCGCCATACGTTATCATCGTTAATCCCGTCAAAGAAATTGATTAATCTCATTGAGACTCCATCAACAACTTCTCTTGATTTAGCTGCGGTAGGAATAGAATCAGGCATTTCCAAATCAACTGTTGCAAAAGCATAAGCCAATTTATGATAAGCAAGATTAAACCTGTTAGAAGCTCCAGCAACAAATCCAGAAGCACTATTAACAGCGGCATTATTAGCCGGGGAAGCTGTGACAGTTTGTTGACTAGAAGTTGAGTCTGATATGAGTTCTGGCAAAATCTGCATAACAGTAGCTCCATTGGGAAAATCAGCCGTTAGAACAAATTGCTGTAAGAACCCTAAGTCTGCTTTGGTTGTAGGATTAACAGCATTCACACCAGCAAAAGTGACAATATCACCTTTGTTATAGCCTCCTGTACCTGTATCCACAGTAATACTTGTGCCTGTTTGGCCTGCACCATTGACTAAATAAGCACCATCAGAGGCGCCAGAAGTATGCCCAGTTACATTAGGAGTATTAGCGAACTCAAGTCCAGCTGCAGTCATAACTTGTCCAGTTAAGTACTGGTCACGTATATTTCTTTCAGCTTGGAATAAGCTTTTAAGACTATCGGCAATACTACTCATAGCATTAGGATTTAAAATGACACTTCTATCATACCCACCTGGAGTAGAGAAATCCGTCATTTTAGCATCAGCATCAGTAAAGTTCTTAAAGGCTACAGACCCAGAACCTTCTGTACCGACTTGATTAAAAGTCCCGTTGATAGCTTGTTCATAGATATCTACTTCGATATCAGAAGCTAAAACGTTAATGGCAGGTTTGATATATAACTCAGAGAATCGATTGATATCCTGTGTTAACTCAGCAGAACTGAATTTTAAATCAATGCCTTTTTGTGTTGTTTTCTTTAAGGTGACAAAGTTTTCAATATTGTCTTGAACCTGGACAGTTTTTCCAGTTCTAACCTTGTATTTCATTGGTTTTCTGATTCTTACATTTTCACCAGATTTGGCCCCCATTGCTTCATAGGTTCCATCGTATTGCCGAGACATGCCTTGTAAAAAGGGAGTATTATTTTTAAATAATCTCTGTGCTTCTTTCAAGATAATATCGGCTGTGAGTGTGGTATTAGCCATACTATTCGCCTTTCAATTAATTTTAATTGGGTATCTTGTAGAAGCATCCAGTAAGGATGAGATAAATAAAAGTTCTAACTTTTACCCTTTTCTTCTTTTTAACTCTTCTTCATTTCTCTGTGCCATCCAATCAGCTGTATTCTTAGCTTTAAGGCTGGCAGCACCTCCGCTTCCTACTGTCCTTGTTACAGGTTTCGGAGCATTAGTGGTTCTTTTCTTTGGAGGGTTTAATAATTTGTCCTCCAAAACTCCTAAAGTCTTCGCTGCTTTTATTGGTGATAACCTAGAGATTTTTCTTATTTCCTCTGGGTGTTGTCCTAAATATTGCACCATCGCAGTGTTGATTTCAGAATCTATTATAATATCTGTTATTTGGCTAATCTCCGCAACTAATTTCTTTTTACCCTCTGGAGTTGAAGCTGTGTTTATTCTATTACTAAAGGTTTCAAAAATAACTGTTTCATTCTCTTCAAAGTCAGAATGTTTATCAATAGCGTCTTCTCTAGCCATTCCCCAGTTAGTTAAATCCTTTTCGGGTACTCTAATGGGAGCTGCAGTCTTTACTTCTGGTTGACGTCCTTTAATCTTCCAATCAATTACGGCTTCGGTATATTCTTCGTGTGTTTCAAAGTCTTCATTTTTAGGTCTAGAATCCTTATAGTCTGTAGTGGCCTGTCTATTTTCAAGTGCTATCAGTGCTTTTTCAACTCTATCAGCTTGCTCAGAAACTCTTTGGGCAGCCTCATTGCTCTTACGTTCTGCCTCTCGCATTTCCCATGTAGTTTTCTTTAAGGCTTTTTGCCTCTCTTCCATGGTTTTCTTTTTCTTAGGCTTTAACTCTTCTTCCTTGACTTCCTCGGAAACCTCTTCGACTACCTCTTCTTCTTTTACTTCTTCTTCTGGAGGGTCAACAGTTTCTGTCACCTCGTCCAATATTTCTTCAACTTCTTCTTGCGGCTCTATGCTCATTTTATCTCCAGGTTTGCGCCCATTAGGCGGTTGTTTTTTGTTGTGAAAACCCTACTAGTTTAGCTCTAAAATCTTTGTCGGACTTATCTTTATCGGACATAGCTTTAATCTTTGCGACTTGTATTTTAGCTGCATTGTTTAAATTTGCAATCTGTACTTTTGACTCATTGTCCTCAGTATTAGCCTCCTCTTTCATTTGGAACTCTTCAATCATACCCTGCATTTGCTCAATCATCTGTTGTGATTGTTGTAACTGCCCCATTACTTCTTGAAGTTTGTTAGCCATCTCTTCTTCTCCACCGCTCTTTTCTAGAACTTCTGGAGGTACTAATCGTTTAAGCCTTGCCGCTATTTCTTGCGCTCCTGGCCAATCCATGTTTTTAGCTAGTAAATCAGATATATAAGGAGCAAATTGAGGTACAGCTTGGATAAACTGCATCATTGATTCGGCGGCTTCCTGTCGTTTAGTGTTATAACTAGGTCCCATTGTGACTACAGTATCAAACTCACCGCTCCCAAGTCCTACATCTTTTCCCTTTTCATCTTGTCCGTTTACGTTAATAGTCGACTCTTCATTATCCTCACCTAGAATTATTTCTCTACGCTCCGTATCGTATATAGTTGGTAGCCATTCTTGTATTATAGTTCCTGCATGTGTGATTGCTATTCTCATATTGTCGATATAATGGAAGTTACTTGTATCACCTTCCCTTTGTTGGGCAAGTATCGCTTTTCCAGACCTTTCAGGGCCTGTTTGTCCAAGATTAGCTTGATGAAGTCCAGTAATTGCCATTTGGTCTTGGATAACTTCTTGTTTTGCTTGAACAATTCCAGCAGGAACACCTGCAAACTGTTGTCGCTGTGGAGGGGGTACTTGTCTACCTCCTGAATCAATTGGTTTATAGGGTAAATAGGCATGACTTTTGGTATTAGCCGTTTGCCAATATTTTTTATAGTTTTCAACCTGTCCAGCCGCTAAAATATAAGGGGCTTTAGGTGCTAAAGATATAAGCTCAGTCTCAAGGGAAGTCCAATAGTTGTACGTCCTGATAGAATCCCTTAAGTCTCTCATTAAACCTTTGATTTGAAGCTTTCCATTAATTGATTTCTCTTGGCCAATAACAGGAATGATGGGGATGTAACTCCCAGGGATTAAAGTTTCCTCTAGAATCTCCTCATTAGTCATTTTATACCACATCACATAGGGTATTTTAACCTCTCTCTCGTCTTCAACTCTTAATTCAATAGCTTCCTTTTCTTCATCGGTATAATCACTCATATCCTCACGATAAATAGTTTCATTATCATCAAGCTTTAAAAGTGTCTTAACGTTGTGCCTTACACAGTAATATTCTACTACCCAGATATCATCTACTGAGGCCCATTCTTCATCTTCATTTCCTCCCACAACCCACGGAGTAACTAATTTATCAGGCCAATCATTTTTGAATACTTCTCTTGGAACCTTCTCGATTATAAACCCACGCTTACAATCAGAGTAATCAATCTTCTCTCTATTCCTATCCATTACCACGCTTAAAGGATTTCGAATCCTGTTTATTACAATCTTTAAATCAAAACTCTCAGGACTCACATACTCAGTATCTATCCTAAAAAATCCTCTTCCTGCTTCCACTGCCGCATCATAGGCAGTTTGATAAGCATCACTAGCCCTTGAACATGTTTGAATGAATCTTGTTAATCCTTGTCTGTTCTTAGCGTATTCTTCCCTTTGCTTCTGGATATCTTCGCTTTTAGCACCTCGAGGGGAAATCTTAATGGCTGGCTTATTCTGTCTCTGCTCATTCTTGACTTGGTTTAAAAACTGATTATAGCGTGGAACTGTTAGACTCGGGCGTTTCTCTTTTCTTCTCTCTTCTACAACGTCGGCATCCCAATGGTCCTGATTGTCAGCCATTCGGAAATCAATGTACATTTCATCTCTGACGTGGCGTTCATAGTCCAGGTCATCCATGTAAAATGCTTTAGCCTCAGCTATTAAATCCTTCTCGTCTTTTTCCTTGTCGTATCCTTCTTTGGGATTTCCTATAGGCATTCGATTTCCTTAAATTAAATCCTGCACCCCGAAAGATGCAGGAAAGGAGTTGGGTGATAGGTTATTTATAGCTCATCTTCTTCATTGGTTTCTTACCTGTTGCGGCATTTCTCTTAGATGCAAACTTCTCATAGGATGCTGTGTTTCCTGATTTCTTGTTCTTCTTTACTGCGACCATTCGTCCCTTTTTATAAACTGGCATTTTTACCCCTTTTTTTAAGTTTATGCGGCGTTATCTTATAAATACTTTATTATACCAATCAAGCCAAATAATACACCTAATTCACCCAAACACAAAAATATATCATCTTTGTTTAAAGTAATATTTGGAAATGAGGTTACTTTTCTACTTCTCGCACTTTCTAATAAAGCATCCTCCATTCTCCTATAGAATCTTAACTCACCCATATCATTCTCTATCCCATCCATGAATTAGCTCCCCCTCCATATCCTCCGTAAAACTCTTCTTGCTCATTAATATATTTAAATCCCTTGAAACCTGCATAGTTTATTCGTAATGAATCACTAGGGTCTTTGTATTTCTCGCTCTCTTTCTCTGATTCATCCTCTAATCTGTGGTTCCTTAAACTCGATATCATGTTTTTACAGCTAGGGTCAACACTAAAGGACGGCTCATTAAACTTTGAAATTGGGACTAGTTTATTGAAGTTCATATCACTCTTAATCACTTCTCTCTGTGCATCAATATCTTTTTCATAGGGTAATTTAAACGCTAGCCCACCATTCTCTACTTTAGAGAACTCTTCCACTATTCCCATTGTAGATGTGGACCAGTTCCAACTACCAGAACCTTTGGCAAACCTAGTGTCAATGAATCTCTCTTCTATCTTAAACCCTGCCTCAATACCATCTTTAGCGTAAATCTCGGTAGCCATATCTTTAAGAGTTCCGGTGTAGAACATCTTCTTTCTAAAATCATGGTAGTATCCTCCTAAATCATCATATGTGGGCCATTCAGCATACACGTGTTTGTGGAAATCCTCCGGCCAATTACCTCTATCGTTCTTAGGTATAATAGCAACCCATACACAGAAAGGGTAATAGTGTGCATGAGGGTCCATACTCATAAAGCATTTACCTTTTTCCTTTATCAGATTACTATCCAATTGTTTCACGTGAAACTCTTTATCGAAAGTAGGCCATACAAGGCCACCTTTCCCAGTTGGGTGTCCTAGCCATTTATGCTGATACAGTGCTAAATCTCTGGCTTTATCCTGTTCCATCTCTTTTCTAAGAACGTCGGGGAACCATGGATTGTCATAATAATTGACTAATACAACCTTCGCATTGTCAGGTGGGTTGACTACAAACTTCTGATAAGTAGCATCATCCTCATGGTCTGGGTTGAAGCTCACCCATATCTCACTATCTGGCTTTCTTATTGTCGGTGTCAGTATCTCCCATGATTCAGCGCTTACATTTTGTGCTTCCTCAATCCATGCCACATCAATACCCTCAATTGATTTAATCCAGGTGATATTCCTGAATAGTCCACCAAAGAAGAACTCACTTCCATTGTGGCATTTTATGGATTGGTCTGTTATGGTGAAGCATTCGGATAATCCTAATAGTTCAATCTGGTCTTTAACAAGCCTATGGACTGAGTCCTTGATTGATTTCTGTATCTCTCGACAACAGAGTATTCTCATTTTACGCTGGAAACACATTAAAACCAGAACCCTTGCAAAGTTCCAGCTCTTTGCTCCCCCTCTTCCTCCATGGGCTATCTTATAGCGTGAAGGTTTGAATAGGAACTCTAGTTTTTCAGGTATCTCGGCTTTAACTTTTATACGGCCACCTCCATACCTTAATTATAAAATATCCATGGTATAATCCTAGCAATTAATACATAACCAAAGAGCATGCTTAGTAGGATGGTGGTTAAATACTTTATTTCATTACTCATCTATGCACCTCAATTCCCTTTGTCATTTCCACCCCCCAGAAGACCAAGACACAGACCTAATCTTAGACCAATACCTAGACCAAGACCAAGACCTAGACCAAGAACAAGAATAAGCCCAAGACCCAGACCAATACCTAGACAAAGACCAAGACCCAGACCTAGACAAAGAATAAGACCTAGACCTAGAATTAGACCTAGACCTAGACTTAGAACTAGACACAGACTTTGACCCTTTTCTATATTGACTCAATAGCATCATTTCAAACCCCCATAAGACCCAGACCAAGAACAAGACCAAGAATAAGGCCAAGACCTAGAACAAGACAAAGACCAATACTTAGACCCAGACCAAGACCTAGAACAAGACAAAGACAAAGACCAAGAACTAGACCTAGACCCAGACTTTGACCCATTTCTGTAGTAACCTAAGAGTATCATTGAATAAGACCCAGACTCAGACCTAGAATAAGACCTAGAATAAGACCCATTTCTGTAGTGACCTAAAAGTATCATTTCAAGCCCCCAGAAGACTCAGACCAAGACCAAGAATAAGACCCAGACTCAGACCCAGACCAAGACTCAGACCTAGACTCAGACCTATACCCAGACAAAGACCAAGACCTAGACTCAGACCCAGACTTAGACTTCGAGCCATTTCTGTATTGACTCAATAATATCATTCCTTCTCCTCTGGCTTATTATCACCCTTCACAAACTCTACTTTAATTGCATCAGGGAAAGTATGAGTATTGTCCTGTTTGATTCTACTAAAGTCTCCCCATTTATTCGGCATTAGATGACTAGCTACCCATTTTCTAGTCTCTAGCTTGAGTTTTCTTTGAGCTGTGTTCTCTTGGATTATAAATTCCTTGGCTCCTTTACCATCCTTGTCCTCATCCTCTCTAAACCCCACATCTGACTTTGTATCGTCTGCTATTTCTAGCATTTCATCGGCTAAATATTCGGCTCTATCTAGGTAAGCTTCGTTGTAACGCTCGAAAAATCCTGGTTTACTCCTTCTCCAATTACATATGGTTTGGAAGTCTGGCCAGTGTTCTTTGGTCTTACACATACGTACAATTGATTTACCAGTGATTAGAGCTTCTATTATCTCAGTGGCCATTTTATTTACTTGGTCTTCCTACTGCCATAATTATCTCCTTTACCTTTAAATTTTTTCATCCTGTTAGCCTGTTCCAAAGCAGTCATCCTATGAGGCAGTACTGTGAATAAGTACCCCCATCTAAAACTCGGCTATTGTTATTCTATAAGTATTCACCATTATAGTTTTAGTCTACGATTCCCAGGATGCCCGAAATCTATCCGCTATGTTCCTTCCATTATAAACTACTCCAAAACTTATCCAAATCAATAATTCCACCAAATACACCGTCTTTCTCAATCCATATAGCATTATCTTTAGCATGCTTTGTCAATTTATAGGGTCCAACAGTCAGAGGTGGATTACTTATTTTCCATTTAACAGTATTGTCTACTATTTTATTAAATTCTTCTGCTTCCATTATCTCTCCAATTCTTCCAATTGTTTTCTAATAATCACTTTAGATTCATTTCTAGCTAATTTCTTACACACTATATCCGGTCGTTCAGTGTCATATCTACATTTAGTGTTTATTGGGCAATACCATGATTTAGGTCTTCCGTATGCTTTCATTATATTCCTCGTTAAACGCTTTTTTAATGTTTTTTGCCATTTCATGAGATGCTACTCTACCACCAATATATCCTCCGACACTGGACAAAACAAAAAGTCCTATTATTCTAAGTAAATATCGTACTATCTCCAATTCTTCCATTATTTACCTTGCTTCTCTTTAAATGAATCCTTGTCTATAGGTTTATCAAAAATAATATGCATTCCAGCTCTTGTGATAAACTCATTCTTTCCATGTTTAACCGGAATAGTGAACCACACACTTTTATTCAATTCAAATATCTTAGCATCCCACTTCTCAAGTAATGCCTGTAATTCCTTTAAGAACTGTTTTTCTACTTCTTTTGAACTAATCATTTGTAAACTCTGTTGAGTTAAGTTTGTATTTTGAAGGCATTTGTCCAACCCCTAAAAATGTTCTTACAAAAATAGGATTTTTTACTTTGCTACATTTACATATATATTGCTTAATGGATGCTGGAGAGAAATGTTCACGGGGATTAAGTTCACTAACCTTGAAATAAAGTTGCTTACATGTAAAACTACCCACAAAAACCATAGCAGATTCAATCAGCATTTGTCTATATTCGGTGACTTTATTATTGGGAAATTCAATTAGTACGGTTCTTAATTTACGTAATTTTTTTAATTGTCCCTCCAAATCTTTAATTTTTAAGTCAACATTTTTATTTACTTCCCCTGAACTCTTCATTCTTCACCCTCCCATGTGGCTCTATCTCCTGATTCGTTGTAGAGGGAAGCTTTTCGACCACACAGGATAGTATCTTCCTTAGTAGCAATAACTATAGGACGTGGACCGCTTCCATAATAAATCAACTTTCCTTCTATGCTTTCATCCACTACATCTTGACACCAAACTACCTTATCCCTGTATTCTTTCCAGTTGTCTTTGGTGATGTCTACCCAGGTGTGAGAGGGTTTTAGGGTATAAAATTTCTTCAAAAATTCCCAATGATACTTGAAAACGCTATTAAGCGGTGGGTCATAATCAATAAACACTATATCATCAACAATACCATATACTTTATATTCCTCACCTTTTTTGTTATTTATTAACTCATCCCCATACTTATATGGATTCTTTGATTCACTCATTTTAGTATCCCAACCATCCTAAAACTTCTTCTCCGGTGTAAATCTCTTTGTCGCCTACTTCTGCAAGAAACTCTGATTCTTCTGCATAATTTCTTTTTACTTCTCTTAATGCTTCTTTTCTTGTGATTTCTTTTGTTTCGGTTGCTTCTAGATAATTCATTTTGTTTCTCCTTTGTTATACCTATAGTATAGCTTAGTGTACGTACAAAGTCAAGCGTTATTATTATTTATTTTCATTATTAACATCCTGGACAAAGTGACCCATAAAAAACCCCATGCATTTCACAATGTGAAGTAGTAATAGAGGTATTAAAAATGGCATTATTAAGAGAGGGATCCCAATGCCTATATGCTTCTTTAATTGCTTTGTCTGCCATATCAAGGGCTGTTTGTCTTTTAGTTCCGTCTTTAGGTTCAAATATCTTACCTAGCTCCTTATAAAGCTCTTTAGCTTCTTCTAGTTTTAGATAATTCTCATAATCATTTAATTCTATTATTAAAGTTCTCTTCTCTGTTATCTTTATAGTCATTTGTTCTCTTCCTTGCATTTAGTGCAAATTTGGCCATTATTGAAATTTAAATCATGTTTTCCGCACCAAACCGTCATCACCGTTTCTTTCTCTGGCTTACTCATAGCGTCTATTATCTCTTGAGGGAATTTGACCATCTCTGTTATAATCTCAATCTTATCAGCGTCCTCAAAATCCTTTACTGTGACTAAGGCTTCTAGCATTGATTCAGCTATTACATGCTCATAATGGGCTAGGTTTCTTATCTTATACAGGTTATATTGTTTCATTTCTCCGCCTCAGGCTTTTCTGCTAATCCTATAGCGCCCTCACAAACACAAATCCCCACAGGTAACCCGCATGGGGTGTGTATTATTAATTTGTTATCAATGTTATCCCCCGGCCTGTACTCATTTAATAATCTGTCAAAATCGTCGGTAGTCATCTATTTATCCTCCATAATGGTGTAATTCTTTTGAACTCGCTTCCAGTACAACCAGAAAACGCTACCACCGTTCAATATGCCTACAGCGGCACCTATAGTCGCAATAATAGGGTATAGTAGTTTATTGTCATTATCGACTAATAGTTGTCCCTCTTTATACGGGTTCTCTGGCTTATTCATTTGTTCTCCTTTGTACACCTTTTTAAGGTGATTTATATGTTAAAAATACTTGTTATTCTTCTCTGATTCTCTTAATTGCTCTAAAACTTGAGTGTATTCTTCATAAGATTCATCTGGTGGTCTTGGTAAATTATGGTGATAACCACAACAAGTGCACATAAGTCTAGGTCCTTCGCAATAATCATATGATTCACTCTCATAAACCTGTTGTTTTCCACAATTTAGGCAATAATACGATGTTTTATTGTATTCATCTTCATAGGTATGATTCAAAGTTCCATCAGGTCTATAATATTTTTGGATTATTTTCATACTTTCTCCTTTGTAGGGTCTTATTCTAGGTCTTATTCTAGGTCTGAGTCTGGGTCTTATCTACATTTAGTGTTTATTGGGCAATACCATGATTTAGGTCTTCCGTATGCTTTCATTATATTCCTCGTTAAACGCTTTTTTAATGTTTTTTGCCATTTCATGAGATGCTACTCTACCACCAATATATC